CTCCACAATCCGCGTTGCTTCCTTCTCTCCCACTCGTTGGCGCCACCACTTCAGCCCTTCGCGCTTCTGGGCCGACTGAGTCTTATCTAGTATCGTCGTCACACTCGGCAATTTCCACTGGCCGTTGTTAATGTCGTAGTGTCTCTGTCCTTCGATCGTTTCGCGCTTCGTGGTTGGGTATCTGTACTTAGTATTTCTCTTCATGATCCTCCGGGGGTCCGTTATGGCCGATGCCTATTTTTTCTTCAAGTTCTTCGTTTTCTTGTTTAAGTAAAATTTCTTGAGTTTCTCTATACTTCTCTATTTCAGCATACGTTTTGTTAGGAAATTCTTTACACATTTCATGGATTGATCTTTTTTTACGTAGTCCATCAGTAAACTTCCACCATTTTTCGCAATCTTCGTCAGTCATCATTTTTTTATTTTAAATCCGTCTCCGTATCTTCCTTTATAACCGTAGCTTCCATGATGGGTCAAGGAAGATTCAATATTTCCGTGCAGTTTAAAGCCCGCGCTCCGCGCTAAATTACAGAAGGCTATGTCATCTCCCGTCCACATTCCATTCTTAAAGGTACAGTCCCAGAAAGAAAAAATTTTTAAGTCTTTAGGGAATAAATCTTTATGTTGGTGGGTTTGTATTTCTAAATCAGGTCTGTCTTTCATTAATTTTTCAAACACGCGTTTATGAATTATCATCATCCCAGCTGGACCCTGTAAAATTTCAATGAGTCCTCCAGGAAGGATCGTTACATTCTGTGTGTCTTCAACGGTCGTCGTATATTTTGTAATGGAAGGGTCGTTCGTTTTAATCCGGTAAGGGGTACAGACGATATCCTTCTGTGCCACCAACATTCGTAAAGGACATTCCGGTTCAAACTCCACATCAGAATCAATGAATAACAGATAGTCATACTCACTCTTCATAAATCTTGCTGTCAGGATATTTCTTGCATAAGCAATATAAGGCGACTTCATGGTGTTAACTTCCATTTTAATACCGGCCTTGGTTAGTTGCGCAATGAGTTTTACCATGGAGATCATCGTGTTAATCTTGACCATGTCGTAGCACGGCATGGCAATATAAAGGCTTGGCTTTTTAATTGTTTTAGTTTCTGTTCCGTTTTTCATAAATTTTATTTACATCTCTTTCAGCATTATATTTTTTTAAGTCATGAAATAATTCCTTGACCGCCTTCATTTGAATATCTTTATTAATTACACCTTCCTTTACGAGTTTATGATATAATTGTTTAGTTTTTTTGAGGCTCATTTATTTTATAAAAGGTATAGGTTAATGTAAGTTCTTCGCCTTCTTTAATGTTATTCAAGGTAAAAAGTCTCCATATTTTGTAATCGCTTTTTAATGATAGATCATCTGAGTTAGTAATTCGAGCCATACTCTTGGTACAATTGGAATCATCTGAATGATTAATGAATCCTCCCAATGGAGTTCTAAATAATTCTTTTCCTATTTGTAGATGAGAAATACCTAGGTTACGACCCCTTTCAATTCTTTCTTTAGCAAACACTCCAATGTCGTGAATCTTGGAAAATCCAAGTCTAAGTTCTTTTGGTAGTGGACGATATTTCATAGTGTACTCACCATATAAATAGCTAATAAACTCATCAATAATAAAAAACTGAAGATGAAAATAAAAATTTTATCTCTAGGATCTCGCATTTTGTCTCTTCCTCCACCTCTCTAATCTTGCTTGATCATAACTTAATTCCATAAATCTTTTATATTCTGCAGATGATAAAGATTTTTTTAATTTTTTAAGTTCTTTACCAACAAATGGAGCAATGTCTACTTTACGCATCTCTCTTTTTAAAACCAATTCTTTTGCCCAGTCATCCATTATTCCTTTGTGTACATCTATAACAGCTTCACATCCATCGGGAGTAATACTTCCTTTGTCTAAGTTAAATTTAACACTACAGAAAATAAGATTCATGGGAGTATATCCTCGTCCAGGCCAGATTTGATCTTTAGAAATATTAGTAGGCATTCTTTTTCCTCCACCACGAGTCCCACGTCCACGTCCTCTAACGGTTGTCATTGTAACTTTAGTGTAAGGACATTGCATTCCATATTTTTTTTTCTGTTTCAACCAGTGTTCCCACCAGGTTTTTTTAGTAAATTCTAAAGGGACAGAGATGCCTTTTCCATGTCGGCCGGTTTTAAATTCTCTAAAAGCGCTTGAATACAAATTCATAATGTATCCATACTCCTTATTATTCCATTTATTATTAAGGCGCCAATACGAAGCTTTATTTTCTGGAACTTTAGATCTTGTAATCCATACGCCAGGTTTAATTTCATACATGGGTCGTTTAAGTTTATTACCAGGCAAAGGATCTACATATTTAATATTATATTTTAATTTTGCATGGATGCCTCTAGGTTTTCCCATGTTCTCTCCTATAACTATCTAAATCAATTACATTTTTTCTATCTGGTTTAGTGGCTTCATAGTGATCTATAATATTTTCAATTTGATGAAGTTTAACTTGTGTGTAGGGCCAGATTATTTTTGCAAAAAGCAAAGCGTCGCGGTAGCCACAGCACCAACGCCATTGTTTTTTATATTTAGGTTTGTTGTTGTATCTTTTTTCTGCCACCCACCCAAATCCTAAAACTTCATGTAACCATTTAATAACAGATTCATCTGTCATGGCTATTTCACAGCGGATGTACCATTGATTATAAACCTTACCACCACGATCTTTACGTTTGGTTGGTTTTTTTTTACAGGTTACGCAGCCTTCACCATCAAATAAGCCTGCAATATAGGCCATGTGATCGGTTCCTATCATACTAACCCCGCTTTTCTTAATCGATCAACTCGATCATTAATTTCTTTAGCTAATTTTTTATTATCTGCTCTTAATTCATCCATTTCTTTTCTTAATTCTTCGTTCTCTTTTCTCAAAGCCTTCATCTCCGGAGAATTTTGACCTATACCTTTAATAATTGTATTCTCCCCTTCAACTTCTTGTCTTTTCTTTTTCTCTTCTCTCCACGCTTCTAATAATTTATTATAATCATTCATTTTCTGATGATGTGTTTTCTTAATGCTCTAACTAATCTTTCAATATTATCTATAATATCAATTAGAGTTTGACTTTTAATAAAATTTTCCTCACGTTTTATTTCATCATACTCTTTAAGTGGTATAGTAACAGTACGGCTAGCCTTAGCCGACTCATCTTCATAGGTAGCTTGTTCAGCGTCTTCTTTATGATCCAATATGTCGTCTGCCATGAGTATCCCATTTGTTACCTGGGATATAACCTTGTGAATTACACTCTTCACAATTAGCCCAGATTTCTTCTTTTGCTAAGTGATAGGGAATGCGTGTAAATCCATTCCCATTACATTCAGGACAGATTACTCTATCCTGCTTTGCTATTTGACTTGGCATTTTTTTTATCTCCTCTGTTTTCTTTATAAAATCGAATTAGTCTCGCAATCATTTTAGATCGCGTTCTATTGGTCCTAGAAGAAATTACTCCTAGGTCTTGCCAATCATTTATATTAACTGACAAGGATTTATATTTATTAGGATCCGCCATTATCTTATCTCCTTTCTTTGATTAATGTTTCCATGAATATGGGAATATATAATAATAAAACAAGGGTTGCAACAACAATCTTTTTAGTTTATTATTATGTCTCTTCTCACACCTTTTGTTTGCCGTGAACCTCATGTTCACGGCAGGCATTGAGTGTTGCATAAATGTCACACATCTTAGAGTTGTAGTACCTATATATAGGCTATGAGTAATAGTCTTTATATAAAATTTTTAATGAGAAGGTTAATTGAGTGTCTAGAAAAAGGACAGAAAAAAGAAGCCACAAAACTAATTCAAACAATAATGAAAGAACTAGATAAATGAGTCTTGTTTACATCTATACTTCATAGCAATTTTATCCTTATTAACTACTTTATATCCTATCTTAGACATAATCTTTAAAGACTCCTTGTGTGCAGCCCGTGAGCATTCATACCAACTATCATACATTATTGGCGATTGAACAGGAGGCATACACGTCTGACCCCCTAAAAAAGAACACACCCATATTGTTAATATAAATTTCATTATCTTCCTTGGCCCCTGTATGGCTTCCACGATCGACGCTCCGATTTTGACATATTTTTTTTGTGACGTCCGATAGAGGGGCGACTTCGTTTGTGATATGTGTTAACGCCGAACTTAGCCTTTATGGCCATGACCGTTATGTTCTGTCATTTGTAGACGAGTATTTTTATTGGCTTTAATATATTTAATAACTCCATTTATCTTTTGTTCCAATTCGTTGCCACATGTTGTGCAACGATAAAAGGTGCTACTAAAACCTACGAGCATAGTACGACATGTACAGCTAGGACATATCCCACTCACTACCTCGGTCAAGAATACGTGATTTTTTTCGCTCATACTTCTTTTTATTAGGTATCGTCTTAGGAGTAAAGAATTTTAATGCCTGAGCAACAGGATTAGAACGTTTACTTCTTCTATTTTTTTTTAGAAAAAAAGCATAATGCTTTTTATTCACTGCGCTGTTTAACCTTTTTGAAGATTAACTGCGGCTGGGCCTTTTGCACCCTCTTCAACTTCAAATGTTAATGTTTCACCTTCAGCTAAGCCGCTTAAACCTGCGTCTCTTACTGCTGAAGAATGTACAAAAACATCTTTGGAGTCGTCGTCTCGTGAAATAAATCCATACCCTTTGGTAGAATTAAACCACTTGACTTTTCCGTTTATAGTCATGTTATTTACTTTCCTTTTCTTATTAATTGCAATTGATTTTATCTAAATCAATTGGTTTTTCTCCACCATAGAACCAAACCCATGATGAAATTTTAGTTCCATCTTGAGTATAGGTACATTTTTTGCCTATTGAGCATGCGCTCAAAGCAAAAAATATGGCAAATACTAAAATTAATTTATTCATTGTTTTTCCTTATTTTATTATTTTAAGTATCTTCTTATCACCCATATATATCTCTGTTAATGCCTTCACCTTTGCACATTTAAAAACCACACTATCGGGATTAATTTCTTTCATAGCTATGCGCTTGGACTTAAGGCAGGAACTGAGATTCTCCTTGGGCGTATGCTCGATCATAGTTCCATTTAAAAACATTAATAGTGCAAATAAAACTTCTTCCATTATCGAACTCCGGTTCCATTGTTTCTTACTTTATCTTTTAAGTTTTCAATATCTCCTAATATTTTTTCCACATCTTTTTGAAGTCTATCTATATTTACTTTATTGTGCATTGAGTTTTCTTGTTTCGTTATAATTTTCTCTAATTGGCCGCTCATGTGCTCCACCAACATGAAAAGCTCGGCTTCTCCACTTGATTGTCCTAATTCTCCACGCGGGTATTTGATTCTGAATTCTGAATTTTGTTCCAAATCTTTTTCCATTAACTCTAAGGTTGTTGTATGCCTATTAAGAGTCTCTTGGATAGAAAAAAATGCCCAGGTTCCGATCGCGACGAGGGCGATCAAACTCGCCACTGTCTTCATAGGCATTTGAACTTTAGCTTCGTCTGAAATTTTGAGTGCCATTAATTATAACTATACCCTGTTGGGGCATCATCCTTATCTAGTATTTCAAATAATTTTTTATGCTGGTCCATGATTTCTTTATCTTTATCCATCATATTTTCTATGTGGACTTGTAGTTTATCAACGTGTTTTTCTAGTCTATCTACTTTATCTTCATGAACTGCTTGAATAGTTGAAAGTTGAAATGTTCTTGATAGCGACCATCCTGCAAGAGTTAATAAAATTCCTACAAGTAAAGTCATTAATTTTTCAATCATTGATTAGGACCTGCACACCAGGCTAGTAAAACCATAGCTACAAATAAGATTACTGTAAAATAGTTTTGTCTTCTTTGATAAACACGATCCGCTGCCAATCTGCGAAGACGTAGTCTGCGCAGCTTCAACGTTCTGTAGTTCATTTAATCTATCCATTATTGGCACCATTCACATTCATTTGTACTGTCTACGATAGTTTCTTCACTACACGAACACGCCGTGCACGAACAAACTCCATACATATCTGAATGTTCTTTTAAAGAACAATGACAAACACAATTACAATTTTTACATTTACTCATTAACTATACTTACACCAATGGCTATACTTTTTACTCATTTTATTTTTATTTAGATTATATTGCTATGATTGCAATTACAATAATAATTGCCACTCCGATAACGACTTTTTTATGGTCACTCCAGATGTGTTTAGCCTGATTTATAATGTTTTCCATAGTAGTTTCCTCCTATTTTATTTCTCCCCAATTAGTACCTGATTCATAGTCTACCTTATTTGGAACCTGTAGTACAACAGCTTCTTCCATAATTTGTACTATTTGTTCGGCTTTCTTATCAGATTCTACAGAAATATCTACTTCATCATGAATCTGAATGTGAGGTATTATACCATTTTTATATAAAGCCACCATACTTTTTTTGGTCATATCTGCAGCTGATCCTTGTATTAATTTGTTTAAAGCTTTGTACGTAAATGCCCGTTTTAAAGGTTCATCATATTCTTTTCTAGCTTGTTCTAAAGGTAATGGTTTAAAAATACCAAACTGTGTAGGTTGCCATAAATCAAAATGACATGCTCTTCCTAATAAAGTTCTAATTTTTCCTCGGTCATTAGCTTTACGAGAAACATTATCCATCAACTGTTTTACAAATGGTGCTCGTGAATGATATTGTCTAATTAATTTTTCCGCGGATTCTTTCATTAATCCTAGTTCAGCCATTAATTTATTTTTACCCATTCCATACATTAGACCTAAATTAATTGTCTTGGCTTGCTTCCGTTTTATGCCTGCCATATCAGCTACGACCTTATGGAAATCAGCGTCTCCTGCCTTGTATGCGTCTACAATTTCATGAACTCCAGGTAAATTTTGCAGTTTTGCGTAATGTACTAAAATTCTGGGTTCCTGTTGGGAGTAGTCAAATGATCCCCATTTACAATTTTCTTCTGGAATAAATATGGATCTAATTAAGGGACCTAATTCTGGATGACGTGCCGGAATTTGTTGTAGGTTTGGATTACTCATTGAGAATCTTCCAGTTACCGTTCCTCCTTGATCGGATCTAATTTGATTTATATCTGCATGTATTCTTCCCTTGTGCGCATGTTTAGTAATTGAATCTATAAAAGTTGAATGAGCTTTGTTTATTTCTCGTGCATCTGCAATTGATTGAGCAAGTTCATGAGGATGATTTTGTAAAAAGTTTTTTGTAAAACTTGGTTCATTGGATTTTGCAGTTCGATCGTAAGGTAATTTTAATTTGTCAAACGCTTTTGCGATACTTCGAGCTGCCATAATTTCTACATCAAAACCTATTAAGTCCTTGATTTTATTGAGTATTTTCTGCTCTCGCTCCATTAGATTTTTTTTAATTTTGTGAGCTTTTTCTAAATCAACTCTTACACCTTTAAATCTCATTTCAATTAGACACGGAAATAATTGTGTTTCTAATCTAAATATATCTATTAGTTCTTGATCATGTAATTCTCTATGAAGTCTTTGCCAAAGTTTTAAAGTGGCTTCTGCATCACGTTCTGCATATTGACCTACAAACATTGCAGGTAATCTCCATAAATCTTTTTTAGGATCTATTCCATATTCTTTTGCAGCGTTGTAAAGAACTTTTTCATCTTTACCTAAGCCTCCATAATGTTTTGATAAAGCATTTAATTGATAGGACAATCTATTTTCATCGATTAAACTTGCAGCAATCATTGTGTCTACAATTTTACCTTTAATATTTATGCCGGCTGCTTTTAACCAGCACACATCATACATTGCATTGTGAAAAATAAATGTTGTGTATTCTTGACTGCACAAATCTTTTAACCAATCAATCACTAAAGTTCTATCCATATTACCACCTTGTTCATGTTGAATAGGATAATAACCAGCCCAGCCTTCAATCGCTAAAGAAATACCAGCAATATGTCCATTGCCAATAACATTTCCTGATCCCAGTTCTTTTAAATCTGGATCATTTGTTTCTAAGTCTATTGCAATTTCTTTGACACCTTTTAAATTTTTTAATTCTTCAGGCATTACCCACTCAGTCTCTGGAGTGAATAAAGGTTGTTGAATCGTTCTCACTTATAGTCCCTTTCAATTATCATCTCAATAAAGTGAATTGCTTTAAGCAAGTCTTGTTTTTTTCCTTTATGTGGATGACGGCATATATATTTTATAGCGCATCCCTCTGGAAAAAGCAATTTATTCTCGACGACAAATTTACTTGGCTGAATTTTAAATTTCTGATAATGTGCCCCACCGATTT